GCCAGCGGCGGCCGTGGGATATTCTTTAATAATTAATCTACCTTTAATTTTCTTTTGTAATTCTTCCATTTTCTTTTCATACATTGATTTTGGTAAACTCACCAAATCATTTAATCTAATATTCAATAAGTTCGCATCAATTCGTTCTGCTATTCTCTCTTCTGACATTTCTAGTGTAATGTATAATACATCATGTCCCTGAGACAAACAACTAGACGCTTGGTGACACATGAACAGGGATTTACCTATACCAGTTCCAGCAAGAGCAATATTTAAAGTTTTAGAGGATAAACCCCCTTGAGTAATCTTATTAAAGAATTCCAAATCAAAAGGAATCTTTTTTTCAACCCTATGATAAAATAGATAGCGATCATCAGAGTCCAGAAAATAATCATGGCCAATATGAGGATCAAAACTAACAGAAAGAGCATCGGTAAGTAACTCAGGTATAGCACCTTTATCATTTTGTGATTTATCAGGTTCATCTAATATCTTAATCGATTGCACAACCGCATTATAAATTGCTTTATCTTGACAAAATCTTTCTGTTGTTTCCAACAACCATTGAATATCTGGTTTTTCATCGGTATTTTGTTCTTCTACATGTATTAGAAGCTCGGTCACTTTATCAAATTCTACATCCTTTAACGGTGAATTTTCTAATTCTATAACTAGTGCTTCTTTAGTAGGTAGATTATTATATTTGTTAATAAAAGTATCTATATGACCATACAACAATTTATCTGTATGTTCTTCAAAATACTCTTTATTAAGAAATGGTAAAACTTTTCTAGCATATTCATCATTATGTATTAAATTTTTAAGTATTAATGTCTCTATCCTTTGCTGCATATTTGTCCATTTGTCGTTGTATAATTTCTATTACCCATTCTCCTAATCGTTTTTCAAATGCTTGGCCTTCTTCATCGGAAATTTCATGTCCTAAATCGTGTGGTGGTACCTCAAACTCATATTCATATTGACAAGCAATATCATCTCCAGTTAATTCTTGTTCGACTAACTTAAATGTTGTATATCTAACTACAGCGCCATCAAAAGGAGAATCATCCATCACGACTACACATAATGAATTATCTGTAGGATCGTTTGGATTTGTACATTCTTTATACATCATCTACTACCTCACTTTCTTCATCAAAACCACCATATAAAAATTCTTTCTGTGCGGCTTCATTCAAAGATTTCATAATATCATCGGTAAAATATTTTTCTGGATCACTTAATATTTGTTTACCAAATACTTTTGCTCCATCTGGCATTTCATACCTTGTTGATACCTTCTTTATTATATCATACTTTTCGGCTAATTCAAGTAGTCCATAATATCTATTCAACCCTTGATCATATCGTAAAAGAACATCGACTCTTTTATTCTCTTTAGTTAATCTCGACTTAAAGTTTTTACAATGTATTACATTACCAACAACATCTGTTCCTTCCTTCTCTTTTCGTTTAGAAAGAAAAATGATTGTAGATGCCGCATATTGTAATCCAGAACCACCACCCATTACATCTTGTGGAAACATTGTGCCGACTTGTTTGTATGTATGATTTGTGACAAGTAAAGGAATTCTTGCCTTACTCAGTTTCAATGTCAAAACCCTAAAACACCCTTTAACAAGTTGTGCTCGCGTCATGTCCTTAGTTTCTTTACCATCAGTAATGTCAGTAACTTCTTTTGTTGTCGATAACATTCCTAAAGAATCGAGGCACATCATTATAGGTCTATCTTCTGTATGATTTTCTACTACTTTGACTGCTTGATGTGTAAATTCTTGAATCGTAGTAACGGGTAGAATAATCATTCTGTTAGAATCAATACCTCTACCCTCAATCATGTCCTTTGTTAATGCAGACTCAGACTCAAAATAAAGAACGCCGCCGCTAGGATTATCTGAAAGAAACTGTTTGACCATACCCAAAGCAAAGAACGTTTTACCCGTAGCAGTCTCTCCTGCCAGAGCTGTAATTTTATTCGAAGGGATTCCACCATAAATATCTCCTGAAACTAATGCGTTTAAAATGTAACTTCCGGTATCAACATAAGTTAAAACATCTCCTGCTTCAACCCCATCAGAAACCTTCGTTGCAAACTCATTACCTGTTACTTTTAATAAATTATCTAAATAATCACTCATTTATTTTCCTTATTTTTTTTATAATCACCATAAAATTTCTCACCATTGTTACCTCTATTATACACTATATAAAGAATTTGTCAAGACTTGAACGCCGTTCGGTATCCCAGCCAATTACATCTAATACCCCTTTTAATGGTTCTATAAAAGCCTTTTCAAATTGGGTATCATAATCTATATATTTTTCTAACTCAAATTCTTTTGGTAAACTATTAGTTATTGAAATTACTTTATCCCCCGTAGGATTTGGATCTTTAAGATAAGTGAACTTAACCTTTTCTCCCTCTTTAATAGTAGGATATTTTCTTGTTAATTTTTTAGTTCTCAATATATGATTATAAATTAATGATCCCTTGACATGAATTGGAGTAGACTTTCTATAGATTGTCGCAGGATCTTTATATTTTTTTAATCCATTAACCGATCTTGGAAACGCCACCTCTTCCATATTTAAACCAAAAAACTTTTCTTTAAACTTTTCAATATAACTAATCACATCATCTTCTGTACCCGAAATAATAATATTAAAAATCTCTTTAAGTGATTGTCTACATGCTTGTGGTGTAGAGCTTTTAACTGCTTCAATACCCACAATCTTCAACTCTGGTTCTTCATATCGAACACCCTCAGAATCATGAACATTTAAAATATAATGTTTCTTTGCCGTCCAAATACCCGTATCAGCGATGACTTCGCGTTTCATGACCATCTTTTGTTGATATGCATTCGTGTAATCCGCCAACTCATTATAACAATTTTCAATTACATCTTCTATTCTTCCACATGACTTGTCCAAAAATCCGATGACATCTCCATCCTCGGCCAAACCAACTCTAGAAACAAGACTATCAAGACAAACATATAAAGAATCGGTATCCATAGCAATAATATAGTCAACATTTACTGTACCTAATGTAGTGTTTAAGTAATTATTCACTGCCTTTTCAGCCCATTGAATAGATAACTGTCCTGCGGCAGTAACAGCTTCAGCATTTCGTTCATCATAAAATCGAAACCATTGATTTCCCATTGCACCGTATGCAGAGTTGAGTGCGATTTTTAAATTTTGTTGATAATTAAAATATTGAGATAGTTTATTTGGATCAGCATTCCTGCCTTTTTTCTGTTCTTCCAACATCAACTTCTTATACTTTACTCTATCATTATACATGCTCTCCATCAAATTCGGAAGAAATCCATATTTGTCTCTACGATAAACTGAACCATTTGGTGTAACAGTTATATCTTTTTCTTTCCAAGTTGATGTATCAAATTCTTTATTTAATAATTCATTCACAGTCATATCATCTTTCCATGTACCTAAAATGGTTTCAGGAGAAATGTTATACTGCATAATCAAATGAGGATATAGACTATTCAAATCAAAACTAACAATCCATTTATGTCTACCCTTCTGTGGTGCTTTCACATAAGCACCCTCATACATATCACCTTTATGTGCCCGTTTCTTCTGAGGAATTACAACCTTTTCTTTTAAAAGATGATTGTAAATAATACAATCCCACATTCTTGTCTGTGCAAATACATCAGTAAAATTACATTTAGATAAAAATGCAAGTGACATAATCAATTCCAAAAGTTTCATCTTCTTTTCAAGACGATCAACCAACATTACATCTTGAATATTATACTCTATAAACTTTTGATAATCAGTTTTATATAATTCATGAAGTGTATCCACCTCAGAATAATCTAATTTCTTTTGGTTCAATTCTACATTAGCAATATGATCTAATCTATATGATTCATGGTTCTTAAAAGTAAACTTCTTATACGACTCCATATAATCTAATTCAGATACACCATATATTTCGTATGTCTGAACTTCACGACCACCCATACCAAAGATTTTCTGTTCTTTAACAAATCCCCATGGTGAGAGTTTCTTGACCCATGTTTCATTTAAAATATTTCGAATTCTATTGATCAAATATGGAGTATCAAATGTTTTGGTATTCCAACCAGAAATCACATGAGGACAATTCTGTTGCCAGTACATAACAAACTGTTCTAATAGTTGTCGTTCATCACCACATTTATTATATGTGATCTCTTCATTATCATTCTTAAATTCACCACAACCCCAAACCTGAATATCATCACCCATCTTGGTTGTAATAGCAGTTACTTCGGAAGGGGCCGTTTCGGGATTTGGAAAACCATGTTCTGAGCCAACTTCAATATCAATATACAATATTTTAATATGTTCTAAATTATAATCGATATTGTTCGGATAGGTTTCTCCAATATAGGAATAATTAAAATTAGTATGACCATAGAGCTTCATATTCTCTACACCTTCATACTTCTTTAATGCTGCACGGGTTTCTTTAATAGTACCCCATTGAACGGGTCCAACGGGATTATCTTCAAGTGTGCGCCAATCGGTCTTACTTGTGGTGGGGATATATAGGGTGGGCTTAAATTCTGTTTTATTCTCAAAAGGTATTCCATTTTCGACTCCCCTTTCGAAAATATAATTACCAAGACATACTACATTTGTATAAAATTTCGACATTTATTCTTTAGGATACCAATTTGTTCTAGTTGCTTTGTCATAATCACCATTAATCTTATCTAGTTTATTATAACACACTTTTATGTGTTTGTCAACCCAAGAACGGCCCCTAAACCCGCCAATCAAAAATAAAAATTGTAAATATATTTTGATACATATTTCTTGTATTTTATTACTTAGAAACGAAACCACTTTTATATTGTACGCCATTTTTAGTCTTTAATGCTGTCATGATTTTTTTACGATTACTCATTAAATTATAACTACAATGAATCCATCCACTATTGGGGTTGATACCATCATAGAATTCTAAAATGAGTTGGTCAAAGTCTAAATTATTTGCAATCCATTTTGCAAGATCAGGGTTTGGTGTAGAGAAAGATTCAAAATCTGCTGCTTGTCCATTACAATGTTGACTTGTTTTAGATCCCCCCACTTTCGCATTTAGAGCAGGACTTCTATAACCCGAATTAATCGTAATAACACCAAAATGATCCCGAACTGGCTGCAAAATATTAATTGCAAGTTGAGTCAGATTCACAAGGTGTAAAGAACTAGGGGAATTATCTACCCTTAGTCTTTCGGCTGTGGCACTCTTTACCATTTCTGATAATGAAAAATTCTTTGATATTCTTATTGTATCTGCCATTATAAAACCTCTGATTTTTCAATATCAAGTAAAAAAGATTTTATTCCTTTTATTCCGTGAATATAATCTTTCATACGAATTATTATACTGTTAATTTCTTCTTGTTTTGTGATTTTTATATTAAAATTATTTGGTTTTTCAAACATTTTATTTGTATCATCATATTTACATTTACTCACCGTATCCATCCAAATGCTAAAAGTAGGATCTATAAGTTCTCGTAATTTTTCTAATGGACAAATAAAATCTAAAATTCCAAATTCAAATTTTGACATTCTATGTGCGGATCTATATCTAGCAGGTTCACTAAAATCCCAATCATTATATAATTCACGTATTGTATCCGCATTATAATGTGGCATTAAAAAATGATATGCCAATTCTTTTGCTAATGTTGTTTTACCTGAACCTGAAAGTCCAAAAATTAATACTCTCAATTTTGATTTATATCTACTGATCCTGTTGCGGGATCATACTTAACCGTAAAATTTATTTCAATTGGTTTAATTGTTCCGTCTTTTAAAGTTAT